GTGTTACTCTTGAGGTGGTTCTTCGCTGGGCTTGAGGATGTCTTTGTTGGAGCCCATGTAGTTTGCGATACTGGTCAATACCGCTCGCTCTGAACTGCTGTTGCTCTTGACCCTGCCAAGTTGGGCGAGAAGGTTCCTACCTGCCTTGGACTCGTACAAGCGCACAAGACCGGTGTTTAGTGCTGCGGCAAGGCCAGCTCCGACAAGTCCGAGTTGACTCTGAAGACCAGAGAACGCAACAAACGGAACGGCCTGTGCGCCAGTTGGTGGATTTGCTGCAAACTCTCCAGCCCTACGAGTGTAGTTTAAAGCCTTCTGAAGCCCCTGCACACTGTCTAGGTCAGAACCTGTGAAGAACACGTTCACTTGGTTTTCAAGTTTCCCAAGTTGAGTTGCAAACCGGTTGGGCACAATCACGCCAGACGGGTCAGTGGCATTCTCTAATGCACGGGTGATAATTGCCGCTCTTCCAACTTCACGCCCTTCTGTTGACAGGTTTCTATAGAGTCTTTCGATGCTGCTCTTCTTGTCCGTAAAAAGCACGTTGTTAACGATTTCAGGCGTCAACTCGCCTTTCTTGAGAAGCGAGTTAAACGAGGACGCCTTAAGGTCATCTGCAAGGTCAGAAAGAGCACGGTTTGAAACACTCCACTTGGTGAAATCAGTTGGTTTTCCAAACTGTTTGATGTGGTTGCCAAGGTCTTGATTCAACGCTGTATAAACCTCGTTGTAGGCTTTTGAAGCCATGTCCTTTGGCGTTCCGATAGTTGGGTCTGTCAAACTCTTAAAAAGAACCTTTCGTCTTTGTTCAACCTCTTCAGGTGTCTTGCCGACAATTTCAGAGGAGAAGTTGATGAGATCGTCAATCGCTTGCTTGTTTGCTGTTGGGCTAATGTTCTCAAGTTCAAGCGCCAAGTCCTCGGCTTTTTTGGCCGTTGCAGACATATCTACAAGCTGACCTGTCATAGAAAGCCTTCCGAGAACATCCTGCTTATTCCCTGACAGTTTTTTAACAATCTTCTCACGCTGAGAAATCGCCTGATTTGCCAATTCCTCCGTGAGCGTAGGGCTTCCAACACCAGCGTATTCAGACACAAAATCTTGGATTGCCTCTGACCGCTGCTTCTCTTGCTTGCGTAGAAGCGAGCCGGTTCCAAACGGTGTAATCTCTCTGGCCTTTGCCAGTGCATTGCCAAGTGGCGTCTCTGGCTTGAACTCTTGGGAAGTAATCGTCTCGATGCCGCGTTTCTCGGCCTGTACCGCGCCTTCTGGAAGAGCGGCGGCTGCGCCGATTCTAGCACCTGCGCCAATACCAGCACCCATGCCGCCGCCAAGACCGGCCAGAAGCTGCGCTGTAGGGCCGTAACCAGCCTCTTTAGCCGCCTGCATACCAACTTCTGCTCCAACGCTAGAAGCTATCTGTTCAGCAGGCTTCTCCGAAAAGAACCGTCCTGCTGCCTGCATCGCCGGTCTGGCTGATGCCATGAGTGCCTTGCCAAGGCCGACCTGACCAAGACCTTCACCAACACCGCGTCCTACTGCTCCTGCAAGGCGTTCTGCTTGCGTGTCAGGGTTAGGCACTCCGAGCTGAGTGAGATAGTGGTTTAGCGCATCAGACGGTTTTGTGTAGTGCGTACCGAAAAGCGAGTTGATGCCAGAAACAACCGGATCGGCCAGAGTCATGCCAGCAGCCCCGATAAGGGCACCAGGAACGGCGCCAATGCCACCAGTGGGTGCTCCACCCATGATTGCGCCTCCAACAGCCCCAAGAGCCGCAGGGCTGAGTCCACGCAACGCTCCACCCGCCAACCCTCCCGCCGTCGTCTCCGGTATCCCAATCATCGCCTCTTCACTGGCAGCAGACGGCAGCGGTGCCTCGGCTGGTGTAGCCTCTGGAGGAGCCGGTGGGCCTTGCAGTTGACGCAGCCGAACGATTTCGTCGGCAAACATCCGAGCATCATCAACATTGCCTGCCTTGTCTGCTTTCAGCAGGGCATCTGAGAGTTCTTCAATGGTAGCCATTATTTGCTCCTGTATTTCTGAATGGCTGCATCTATTGCGCTCATTCCAGTTCCTACTGGCGCAGCACCAGTTGGCACCGGCGGTGGTACGGACTTGTTCTTGAGTTGTTCTTGGCGCGTCTGTGGCGCTTTGCTTCCAAGTACAGACTCAACTGGCGCATTTGGAAGCGAGAAGATGTTTTGAATATCTAGGCCACGCCTTTCAGCAATAGCTTTGTTACTTTCTAGATATTTATTGTATTCTTTTTCAGATTGCTGCATCCGCCTTTCTGACATCCGAATCAAGTCGTCCCTGTCTTTCTCGGAAAGCTTTCCTCCTTCGTTTACTTTAGCAACAAGCGATCTGAATGCGGCTGGAATCGTCCCACCGGTAACCATTCCTGCTTCAGTCACGCTGACCGTTGACGTTGGGTCATTGATTTTGACAGCCGCAACAATTGCTGACGCATCACCAGGGATGCTCTTAAGTTCCTTTGCCAACTGAACCGCTGTGACGAGGTCTCTTCTTGCAATATAATTTCTAACAAAAGGTTCAGCCTCAAAGTTTTCTTTCATCTGAATTTCTAGCGAAGCTTTCTTCTCTGGGTCAAGCGCGCCAGATTTCTTGAAGTCTGCTTCTAAATCCTTAAGTCGAGCCTCTGCTTTCTTCAACGATGTCTCGGACTCGGTTTTGGCAACCTGCTCAGGAGCGCGTTCCTTGAGGAAGCCCAAAAAAGAATCTGCTTTCTTTTGGTCTACTTTCAAAAGATTGCTGTAAGCAACATTTGCCCAGATTGCAGGAGGCGCTTCTTCTGGCAGTCTGTCTAAAGCTGTCTGAAGCTCTTTAGACATCCGTTGAGCAACCGGATTAGGGTCTTTTGCAAATGCAGAAATCTGGTCGTTTATCAACTTAAACGCTTCGGTGTTGTTCCCTGACATCCCAAACATCGCAGCGTCCTGCATGGTGTTCACAAGCCCATCACGGTACTTGTTTGGCATGGCTTTCAGGATGTTGTCATACCTTTCAGCCTCCTTTGAAGGCAGAAGCGCACTCAACTGCCCAATCTGTTGTACGGATTTTGGGTCTGGATCGTTTGGATCCATCTTGCTGGCAATCTGACCAAGACGGATTTGAGCTGCCGCAGTAGCAGCATCTAACTCTGCCTTGTTCAACTTCCCAATCACCGGCAAGAGCGCTTCTGTGCCAGCTTCTTCAGAGCTTACAAAGCTGTTGAACGCCTTTCCAACTTCTTGTTGCCTTGCCCTCTCAGCCTGAAGCGCCTGCAACTGCTGCTGGAATCCAAACTCTGCACGCCTTGCCGCCGCCGCGCTCTGTGCCATCTGCTGTTGTTGGCCTTGGATACCGAGTTGAGCGGCTTGAATCTGGAGCGGGGCCATCATCGCCGCTTGTTCCTGCTGGGCGCGAGACGCCTTAATCCCCTCAATAGCTGAGAGCCCTTGAATCAGATTACCTCCGAACAGACCTGGATTTGGAGGCTGAATTGGAATGTTGTAGTTGAAATCGGCCATAATTTTACACGTTGGTGGACATAAATCCAGGGTGCGCCTCCTGTCCCATTGTCCAGTCGCCAGAACCGGCAAAGGATTCATAGCCGCCTCCGCCGCTGTCAAAGCCTCCACTTAACTGATTCAACAGAGCAAAGTTTTGGAATCCGCTTCCAATTGCATTCCCCATACCAGTATATCCAGCAGCCCGAGCCGCTGCTGCTCCTTGAATCCCAGCGGCCTGCGCTGCTCCTTGTGACGAGAGAAGACCAGCAATTGCATTTCCAGACTGGATGCCGCCAGCAGCTTGTCCTGCCGCAGACGCTTGACCCAAGTTAAGCATATTCTGCGCTGCTGCCTGTCCTACATTGGAGAGACCACCAAGACGTGCGTACTGCTGATCGATAAGCTGATTAAGAAGCTGCGGACGGTACCGTGCGAGTGCGCTTTGAGTGCCATCAGAACCGCGCCGCCCGGTGGCTGACGCCGCTGCAAGAATCGCTTCCTCGCCCTGCTTGGCGAGTTCTTGGTAAAGCGGCCCCTGCTCAATCTGCTGGATAGCTTGACGTTGCTGTTCGATGCCAAGCTGTTCGTACTGCTTGTCCTCAAGAATCGGTTTAAATAGAGCCTGTTGCTGCGCGTATCCTTGGGCCTCAATGTTTCTGGCAGCAGCATTAGTCGATAAATCAAACTCAGCTAAAGCATCTTCTCCTTTGATTTTTTCTCTTTGTTTTTCTCTAGTTCTATAAAGCTCATCAATTTTCTCTTTTGTGATGTCAGCGAGTTGATTGTACTGCGGCGATTGTTGAATAGCGTAAAGGGCTCTTTGGCGCTCCTGCTCACCGCCAAGACCGGCAAGCCGCTGCATTTGTTGAAGCGCCCCCGGGCCAGCGCCGATGTATGGTTGTGTAAGCCCAGGCTGACCAGCATTGATGTATGGCGAGAGAATCTCCCGCATTGCATCAAACTGTCTGCGTTGCTCATAAATAGCAGCGTCTTGACCTTGCAACTGAGCTGCCGCTGCTTTTTCTGAAGCAGCCTTTGCTGCGCTAGAAGCCTTCTTTTGTCCGTAAATACTTGCGCCAATACCACCAGCCGCAAGCCCAGCGGTAATCGCTGTTGCCGTGCCTACGCCTGCTAAAGCCGCTCCTCCTCCTACTGCAATTGCTGTTCCTACTGCTACAAATGCCATTTTTTAATCCTCCTAAGTGGTTAAACTTTCAAGTAGAGCTTTTGCTTCTTCAAACTTGATGAAAGAGTTGCTTTTACGCACCAATGTTGACTCCAAAACCTCAACGCTGGTCTCGTCTGTTGGATGAATGGTGGCAAACTTCATCTCTTCCAAAATGAAGAGCACTTTCCTGACATTGGGTTTTGAGATGAAATAACACGGCGCAACAAGGTCTTCGATAACGCCGTCAATCATCACTCGGGCTTTGCCGGTAAGAACCACATTGAAATGCTCAGTAAGATGTTCGTGCCCAATGATAAAACTGCCAGCAGGCATTGTTATCTCGCGCATATAGACCCCAGGCGCGAAGTTGTGTTTTAACGGACACTCAACCTGTGGAAGATTGAGAAGTTCCTTCTCAAGGCTCTCAATCTGATCGTTTACCGGTACTGAAAGTTCTTCACTCATTACGTCACTTCCCTCCCCGAAGCAGTAATGGTGATTGAAACGGCTGCGCTTGCTAGGGTCGATATGCGTCCGCCTACTTCAAGAACCTGTCCGACGAGTTCCGGGCAAGTGTAGGTCTCGTTTGGAAAAATCGTTCTGGCGTCGAGAATCAAGTTTGCGTCACCTACGGAAGCTGACAAAGGAACCAAGTTGACCGACAACGTCACATTGCTGGCAGAAGTGTTCGTAGCGGTAAACTTGTCGATGATGCACTTGGCATTAGACGCCGTGTACTGAGTCGTCTGTGAAGCCTCAGCCTGCTTGGGCGGGATGATGTTTTTGACGTTAACGGCCATACAGCGGGACAGTTGTTACGGTGAGAATAACGGACGGAATACCAGGCACCGGTGGGGCTGCGGTAAAAGCCTTGATTTCGAGGTCTGTCACGTCCGATGACCAAACAAACTCAAGGTAATCTCCCGCGTTCATTCTATACACGAAGTTCCATGCCGCAACACTTTCCGCGTTGTTGCCTTGAAGACGAACCTGCGTTGCAGAATTGGTTTGGTTAATGCCATTGATAGCCGCCCACAGGTAGAACAAACCGACGCCTCCTGCGGTCTTGTCCAACTGCATTGAGAACTGGAAGTTGTATATGCCCTCAGAATCGACGTAAATGCGGCTTGCAGGCGTTCCAATGCGTACACCGAAGCTCAGGTCTGTTGAGTTGAATGTGACGGCCTTTGGCGTGTTTATGACCGTGGACGTTTGCGTTGTCGTATCATAAAAGGTGCCATAGCGAAGCTGGCGCAGTGGTTCTGGCGCGGGAGCTGTGGCATATAGCTCAACAAGCTTTGAGAGGCGTTCGATGGAGTCCAGCGCCTGCTGTGCATTTGCTTGAGCGCCGGCGGACTCGAACTCGTTCGCTTCGGTGGCTGTAGGGACGCTGGCAAAGAGTTCCTCGAAAGCTCGGATTGCCCGTTGATCAGGCAAGAACTTTGCTAGGTCGTTTCGGTTGAGATTGATGCGGTTCGCCATTACCAGACAAGTGGTTCGAGCCTTGCGTCAAGTCGTGCGATGGACATATGCGCGTCACTCGTCCCACGGAACCGGTACGTTCGCCAATCTCCCATGCGACCGTTACGCATCCACGTCAGGCGCTTGTAGTAGTCGCCAATCTTACCGGCCTTTATGCCGCGTTCGACCGAGTAAGTCAGACCGTCTGCTGAGTAGCTTGCAAAGATGGTTGGGTCAACGCCAAGCGCCACCCGCCCAGTAAGTGCAACAAGTTCCATCTCATGGAAAATAGCACCTTTACCTTCGTTGTAGAAAATCTGTGTTTCAAACTGCCAGCCGGTCAAGTTTCCCCACACCGACGAGATGGTGTCTACCGTGTAGCCGAGGTTCGCCGTTGTGGTGTCAGCACACACCCACTTGTCGTAGACGTACACAAAGTTGCGTGCACGGTAGCCGTTGTTGCCAACAAGACCGTCTGCGAGCACAAACCAAACGGCCTGTTGGGCGATTTGCGAGGCTGTGCCGTCGTACACAAGCGTGCGGTCAGGAAGGTGAATGTACAGGTGGTTCAGTCCATCGTGAAGACGCGTTTCACAGACAATCTGAGCCAGAGTAGTTTCAGAGTAACTTGCCAGAATCTGGTCAATCTCGCGGGTTGAGACCTTGACCGTGTTTGCCCCAGTCGCGAGCCATACCGAGACCTGCTCGTTTCTCCCGCCTCCGACGAATGCCATAGCATCCAGATAGACGCATGAGGTGTACGTTCCCACACCCCCTCGCTGTATCTGGGCTCCCTCAACGCGCACGAACGGGAAGTCCCCTGCAAGCCCCGCGTTGTTGAAGAGCTCGATGGTGTGTCGGTTAACCGCATAGACCTCGTTCCTGAACTTCTGAATGGAGATAACGCTGTCTGGGTCGGCCTCGCTGGTCGCTTTGTACGAGATGACCGTTGGGTCGCTGATGCTGGTAATAGCCAGCAGGTAGCCGTCGGTGACGAAGAAGTACCCGTCCACCCAACAAAAGTCGATGAGCGGCCCAAGTTCAGGATCGTCTGCGAGCTGGGTCAGAACCGTGCCGTTCCAGTAGTACAACGTACCGTTTGACAGCACTGCAAGCAGGTCGGTTGAGTAGTCGAAGGTGACTTGCCCTGACCCACCAATATCAGCCAACACCGTGACGCCGCCGAGAACATCCACGCTGACGAGCTTGGTGCCCATGGCGCGGTACAGCGTGCCTTTCCACTCAATGCCGCCTCGGTCGAGTCCTGGGCCTGTGCCGAACTGCACAATGCCATCAGCCGGCCTCAGGTAACCGTTGCTGATGCCGTTTGGTTGGATGACCGGTACGAGGTTGCGCGGGTAGCTGCGACGGAAGTCGCTCGCTCCATTGGTGTAGATGCCGCTGAGTACCGGTACTTCCATTTACTTCTTCTTGGCGGTCTTTGCTGATGCCTTGAACGCGGCTGCGGTCGGCGCTCCCTTGGAACCCGGCTTACGCATCCGCTCTTTGCTGCCAGCTTCAATGCGTTCGCGTTTGGCGTGGATGTTGGCGTAGAGTCCCTTTTTCATTTGCAGTTCCAGCGTTTGAGTGAAGCAGCTTTGCGCGTAGGCCGGCCTTTCTCATCCTTCATAGGCCCAGGCATCCCGCTCATCCTTGCGCAGAACGAGGCCTTACGGCCTGCGTCTGCCTTGGTCTTGGGACTTGGAGCTGGAGGCTTGAGCTTGGAGCCTGTGGCTGCGTTGTATTTGGCGCGACCCTTGGCTGTGAGCCCTGCCCCTTTGGAGGCTGGGAGCTTTTCGCCGCGCCCTACGGAGAGTGATACTGATTTAGGCATCTTGAGGAGGAGGAGTGAAACTGCCGTCTTCGTTGCGTGTCCAGCCTTCAAATGCTTGCCCAGCATACTGCAACTGGTAAAGCGTTGTTCCTTCTGGCGGTGTATACGGCGTTACACCATCCCATGCTATCACCATCTGCACGATAGCCGTGCTGTTTGATACTATGGCCCAGTTGTTTGTCATATTAGAAATACGTTACGATTTCGACTGCAGCGGAACCGCCGCGCCCACCTGCTCCTCCAACAAACGCATATGCAAGCGACTGATTTGATACTGTTGCAAGCGCATTTTGATCCAGCGTTATTTCGTTCGTTCCGCTATTTATGGATACGATTTTTGCGTATGAAAGCCTAGCCTTTGCAGAGCCGACCGTAGGAAAAACCAGCGTGTTTGTTGGGCAAGTGTAATAGAATGGCTTGTTTGAAACAGTTGCAGTTGCTGCCGATGCTAATGTAACACTAGTTGATCCAGCGGTTGCGGATCCTGACACAACCGCTCCTGCTGCCCCAACTCCATCTCCTAGGAACATAACAGATGTTACGTCAACGGGAAATGCCGCCGAGGCTGTTGCTGTTGTCGAGCCGGAAGTTGTTGACCATGTCCCAGAGCCAACGATTGAAACTGCCATTCCAACGTAAAGTGGCGTTACGTCAGATACAGTTACAACTGGAGATCCAGATGTTGTGTTTGCCCCGCTAAGGAACCCAACGCAGTTCATTACGGTAAGCGTTTGATTGCTTACTGTTGACGATGCGTTCGTTGATAACGTGAATGCCGTTGCTGAAGACACTCCTTCAACGTGCCTGTATCCAGAGTCTGAAGTGCTTGGTGTAATCCCAGTGCTCGCCCACAACGCCTGTCCCCATGTTAGCCCAAGCGTTGATGAAACTGTTGCTGCTTTGGAGTTTACTGTTGTTGAAAGACCAGCCATCGTGCCTATCCCAGCAACTACCAGTTTTCCACCTGTCTCGTTGCCTGTAGCCGCTGCGCTGATTGTAAACTGCGTCTCGCTAACTAGGGATGCGACTGTTGTTCCTGCTGGGATGTTGGCGTTGTTGAAAATGGTCAATCCGACAATGACGCCTCTTGTTGAAGTGCAGTTAACCGTGGTGCTGCCCGACGTGAGATTGATCCCTGTTACTAGAATTGGCGTGCCTGCCCTTGCAATGCCTCCTCCTCCCCCGCCTCCTCCGTATCCGCAAGTTGCAAGTGCTGTCTGGTTTGTTGCCGTTCCTGTTGCGCTTGCCGTCAGTAGGAATGTAGTTGCGTTTACAATTGAAGCAACTGTGTTTAGCGCAGCGCTTGAAGCTGGGCTTGAAATGGTCGGGCAATTTGCAATCCCCATCCCAACAACTAATCCTGCCGTTGATGTGCAAGTTACAGTTGTCTGTCCGTTTGTTGTTGAAACCCCAGTAAGATTAACTGGTGGATACCAGCTCCCACCATCGCCTCCGCTCCCGCTTAATCCCGTTGAAGTAAGTGCCGTAATTCCTCCTGCACCTCCAGAGGAGTTTCTGTCGCCAAACGAGCCCGTTCCGGCCATACACGCAGCTTCGGGTTGAGCTGTGAAGTTTGTGGTTATGGGATTTATAGTCGGCCCAATAAGCGTCGGGGTTGCAAATATCGTAGATTTCTCTCCCCCTGCGCCAGACCCTCCTGCTGCGACTCTTCCAGTATTTGTGCTGGTACTGAAACTTGAACCTGGTGCTAACCCTGGATTGCCGTCGTATCCAGCACTAGTTCCACCTGGTGTTGAACCGTTGAACGGACTTAATGTTCCCATCCCGCCTGCGTTTGCAGGAAGTCCAAGTATTCCATGTATCAAAATGCCCGATGCATCCGTGCCTGTTGTGCTTTGTCCGTATGTGTTTGCTAAATATGATGGATAATACAGGCTTTTTAATGCTGGAATACTTACGCTAAATTGACTTGGCAGATTGTCTGCTGGCATTGCCACTATTACCCTTCCCCCAGATGCCCCTCCAGAACCTCCGTATGCTGCTGTTGATGTTCCTGCGATTGCCTTAAAGCCAGGGCCTCCAGAAGATCCTTGTGATATGGCGGTGATTTGGATGAACTTTGCTCCCGCTGGTTTCGTCCATGTTCCGCTGGAGGTAAACACTTGCCTATCCACAGGGGTTCCACCCCCTCCACCGCCTGCCGTTGCCCACGATACATTCGACCCGTCCGTCGTCAGGAACTTGCCGCTGTTGCTCGTTTGTGATGGCAGCACCGCATTGGCTGCGCCTGGTTGAGTTGTTGCGCCTGTGCCTCCGTTTGCAAGAGCCAGAGTCCCTGCGAGCGTAACCGCTCCTGTGGATGCAGTGGCTGGTGTGAGCCCTGTGGTTCCTGCGGAGAATGAGGATACGCCTGCTGCGCCTGCAGATGCAGTGGTCTGGATGGTTCCATCCCCGAACTTGATGCCGCTCGTGTCCACAGACAATGCAACTGCTGTATCTGGTGTAACGCCCACGCCAACACGTCCGCTTGCACTGATTGTAAACGGAGTGGTGTCTGGGTTTGAGTCTTCAACAAGCAACGAAGGGCCAGCACCAAGATTCGTAATCCGCACTGCCGCCGCCGTGGAGGACGTGTTTGGCAAATCTACCGTCAAGGCTCCGTTGGGGTTTCCAGCGTTCTGTGTAATTGCCAGTGCAACGGGAGTGGTGGTTCCCGTAGGTGTTACAGCTTGATTTGTGGTGAAGTTGTTTGGCTCCGCTGTAGCGGCGACCGTGTTTACGGTTGCGCTTGAGCCTTTGTACCTGATCAGGTTATTGCGAATCCAAACATCCCCATTAGCAGAAGTAGTTGGATCAGTATTTGCAGACCCAAGATTCAATGGAGCTGATGCTGCCGTAACCGCAGGGAGCGTGAGTTTGCCCGTCATCGTATCCCCCGTCTTCAGCACCGTCGTGCCGCCTTCAGTCACCTTGCCTGTGGTCGCTCCAAAGTCCACTGCGATTGTTCCAGTGCTTGTGATTACGCCGCCTGTTAACCCCGTGCCTGCTGTAACGCTGGTGACCGTTCCGCCTCCACCACCACCTCCCCCTGCGGTCGTTTGAATCGTGCCGTCTCCAAACTTAATCCCCGTAGTATCCACCGACAATGCGACTGATGTGTCTGGAGCCACCCCGATGCCCACGCGCCCATTGTTCGCTACGGCAAACCGAGTGCTGTCTGGGGTAGTCTCGTCATTGACAACTAGGCTGTTCCCAGAACCGAGATTCGTGATAACAACCGCATCGCTCGTTGCTGTGGCTGTGTTTGAGATTGTGACAACCTCCCGTGTCCCCGTGTTACTTACGGTGAGCGCAGGGTCGGCATTCATCGTCCCAGCAACGATCTGGGGTTGATTAAATATTTGTTTGAGGGTTAACGAGGCAACTGCACGGGAGGTTGGCCCTGTTGAATCTCGATAGCTAAGAGCACCTTGATTGGAAATCCAAAGGTCACCATCAACCAATGCAGTCGGAGAGCTTCCAACTGTTCTTGCTCCAAGGCTAATCTTAGCAATCGTATTGTCCGCAGCGGCTATAATACGCCCCGTCATCGTGCCGCCCGATGTCTGCAATGCTCCAGTAATGCGCGAGTCATCCCCCGCCGCTACTGTGCCTGCGGTCGTTCCCGTGTTCTTGGTTGCAGAATCGCCAAGACTCAATCTCGTCCGCATTTCAGCCTGATCAGCAGACTGCATGAACGTGTCAATCGAATTGGATACTGTGATGTCAGGCATATGCTTTAGGGTCTAACGTATTTATCGCCGGTTACCGGCTGTAGGTAGTACCCGCCGCCGACTGCTACGGGACGGATGTAGTAAAAAGCTGTTGGAGGCGGCACCGGCGTTACGCCAGAAACTGCCGCAGGTATCTTTGACCGTCTTCTGGAGAGATACCGAATCACAAGCCAGCGCCAGAAATGATGTGAACCGTGGTTGTGCTGGCAGAAGAGAGCAACGCAATCACGTTGTCATCCTCGAACTTGCCAAGGGACACTTGGCTACCGGGCATGATGATGTAGTCTGCGGCAGTTGCCGTAATCGTGCCTTGCCCAACGCGAACGTAAGCGGCATTTGTCGCACCGGTGTTTGTCACGCACACGCTGCGCGTACCAGCCCGAATCGCGTACTGCGCAGAGGTCGTCGTTGCCGTGCGCGTTGCGCCGCTACCGTAAGAGGGATTAAATGGAAGTGTCATAAAGCGTTACTTGCTGATTTTGACCTTGATTGTACCTGATGAAAAAGTCTTGGAAACGCCAGAATTGTTTACAATCAACACGCGCACAACATCTGCCGTTGAAACCCACCCTTGAAATAAACAATCCTGTTGGGAGGCCGAGAAGGTAACATCGACGAAATCCCCAAGTGCAGCACCAGTAACAACCACATTTGTGCCAGCAATGCCTCCATTTGCAATGGTACCTGGATTCCATGACGCACTGCCATAGATGACATTCGGCCCTGTCACATTGTACCACGTCTTCAGTACTGGCTCGAAACGCAACCGCAAAACGCCACCTGCAATCAAAGCCGATGGAAGCCCGCTTGCAGACGCTCCGTTAAGAGAAATCGTCAATGCCGCAATCGTCTGCGTTGTAACAATGAGAACTTCTTGGTTAGCAACACACCCGTCAACCAGCGGAAGTTGAACTGTCAGCGCCGCAAGGCTTGATGCAGGCGTGAGAACCAGCCACACGCTGTCTCCAGTTCCAGAAACCGCAACAGTCGAACCGGTCAGCGGAGCTGAGTACTGAATCACGCTGTTGTCATTCAAGGAAATGTTCTGCTCGATGAAGTTCGCAACGGCTAAACCGGTGCAGTTGTAATCGAGCCCGTTCTGGTTGACAGCAAACAGCGTCGAGTTGCTGATGCTATCGACGTTATCGAGGTTTTGAATAGCCATGTTAGCGGAACTGAAGTTGACCGTTGGGTTCCTGTTCGATTGGAGCAATGGACGGAACCGGCAGGAACGGCCAATCCACATCCTTGTTGCCGGCACCAGCAGGCATCGTCGAGGGGTACTGTTGTTGCAGTACGTTGGCGCTCTGCATGAGGAGCGTCTGGTAGCCCGAAATCGCGCCTAGCTTGGTGTCTGGGGAAGGCGTTTTGCCAAACTGCGGAGCAATCCGCATCGCCAGATTCAAAATGATGGCCTCGTTCGCGGTGATCGGGACGTTCGTCTCAGTATCCAAGTCCGCGTTCTCAGGCGAGTTCGTTAGCGGATAGCCAATCTGGATAGCTTTCGCGTACCACTGCGCCACCATGGCGTCCAGCCGGCGCACCGCAGACTGAAGCTCGTCCGCAGTCAGGTCAAACACATAAGACGCCAGCCCAAGTTCCTCGAAAGCGGCCTCAACGAACTGGCGTTTAGTGTATCCCATGCGTCATTTGCGCCTGCGGCGCGGTTTATCTTCTTCTTCGTCGTCTTCAGCCAGCAAAACCGGCTCGCCAGCAACCTCAGGAAGGGGCGCGGCCTCGGATTCCGGTTCATTGACCACAATCTTCACCTTGGGCTCGTTCTTGAGCCTTTCAGCGGCCTCCACGGCCTTGTTAAAAGCATCCACAGCATCTTCAACAGTCAAACTCCAGCCCAAGGAGAGGGCTTCGTCGAGTTCGTCTTGAGATTCAACGCCGCAGTAGTCGAAAGTGCCACCTACCGCCTGATTCTTACCGGGCGAGCGGTACACCATTGAAGGAAACTCAATCATTTTTTCAGTTTTCCAACGGGTTTTCCAGCCGCTTGCTTCGCTTTGCGAGCCGTTGAGAGCGCGATTGCAATCGCTTGCTTCTGCGGTTTACCGGCCTTCATCTCCTTGCTGATGTTGGAGGAGATTGTCTTCTGCGAATAACCCTTCTTGAGCGGCATAAGTTGCGTAAAGTTAAGGGGATGGCCCCGAAGGGCCACCCCCC